AACCGCCCTCAGTTTCGGGGATCACCTGCTCAGCGATAATCTGGCTGCTGTTCTGCGGGTCAATATAAAGCATATTCAGGGGGGCACGGCGCTTTTCAGCGACCAGCTTTGTCTGTTGCGCGCCGGGAGAGGGTAGGGAGCCGCCTCCGTCCCCCACTGCCATCTGTGTAATGTTCAGCGGGACACCTAACGCGGTGGCGTTTGCCAGTTTCGCCGCGCCGATATCCGTCAGCAAGGTATAAAATTTCGCGCTCATGGGTTCACTCTCATTGTGTCGATAACATGTACCGCCCCACCATCATAAGCGGTGCCAGCGGAAGTAATGGTTTCGTTGATATACGGATAAATCGTGATTTCTTCGCCGATATAGGTGGCCGCGCCCACACAATACGGCCCGCTGGTCTGCAGGTTGATGGACATGCCGATCAGGTGACGGCCGCACGGTTTGGCGTCACTTATCAGGCGCTCCAGCTCCAGATAGGTGTCTTCCGTAATGCCCTGCTCCTGCACGCCAATGTCCAGGCGAAATGTCCCCGGCGTCTCGCCGGACTGCCACCACTCAATGATGCGGATCAGGAAGCCGAACGGCTCTACTACGCGCCGCATGGCGCTGGTTGTCCCCTTGTGCTGATGAATATAAAAAGCATCCTGCACCACGCGGCGCTTGACGCTCTCCGTCCAGCTTTCATCCCAGCGGTCAACGGAAAACGCCCAGGCCAGATAGGGCAGAAACCTGACCGGACACGTTTCCGGGTTCCACAAATCGCGCAGCGGCACCTGTAGATCGGACACTCCGCTGCAGCTCTGCGCCAGTCTGCGCTCAAGCGGCGATGAACCGGGCGGCAGCAAGCTATTCATCCGTACCCCCGTTGGTAAGGCTCCATTCCGTACAGGATGCCGCCTGCGTCTTATCCAGCACCACATCAGCCAGAGGGGACGCCAGCTCCACACGCTGGACGCCCTCTACATGCAGCGCGGCATAAATGGCGCTACGGCGGATATCACGGCCCAGCCGTGTCTGACTGGCGATGTACTTCTGCAGACTGGATTTTGCCGCCGCCATCACCGGCTCAGCTTCCGGCCCCGGATAAAGGAAGATCGTTGCATCCACGCTGTACGGGATAATTTCGGCGCAGCGCACTGCCAGGCGGTCTGCCACTGGGCGCACGTTCTCGCTGTTAAGCGCCTGCTCAACCACCGCCAGCAGGTCAACCTCTGCCGTGCCGTCACCCTCGCGGCTCAGCACGGTAAGCACCACCTCCGCCGGTGCCGGGCTGGTTGCGCTGGCATCCGCCACGCGCCCGTCCGCGCTTTTGGCGTGAAACTCATAGGCCGCCGTCGGTCCCGCGACGGACAACCCCTCAAACGCAGCCGGAACACGCAGGCGCAGCGCCTCATCGCTTTCCATGACGGCAACGACCGGCGGCACAGCGTCGCTATTGGCAGGCGTTACCGTCAGGCGTTTCACGTTGTAGTTGGCGGCCAGCTGATCGAGATCGCCACCGATGGCATACGCCACCATGACCGCCTGCGCGGCCTCGTTAATGCGCTGACGCAGCAGGATTTCGCGGTAGGTGCTTTCCTGCAGCAGCTTGGTGACGGGTTCTGACTCCAGTGCTAATGTGCGCATTACTGCTTCCTGTTCATCCGCCGGATAAAGGGCCACAAAGGCGGCCTTGCGCTCAGCCAGCAGCGTCTCAAAATCCGGCACATCCACTATCTGCGGCGCGGGCAGCTGGGAAAGGTCAATCACTGCCATTGTCTGCTCCTGTTGATACCGAAAGTGAAACCGGCGCGCCGTTGTTGCGCTGCCCGGTAAGCTCAACCACCATGGAGCCGTCAAAATTGCTGCTGATGGTGATGGAATCCAGCGTAAGCCGTGGCTCCCAGCGACTCAGAGCCACATACACCGCAGACATGATCTGCAGCCGCAGCGCCGGGTTCTGCGGCTGGTCAATCAGGGCGGACAGCAGGGAACCATATTCCCGGCGGGCAATCCGGCTGCCCTGCGGGGTCAGCAGAATATCCCGGACCGACTGGCGCAGATGATCAGTGTCCGTAATGCTCTGCCCGTCATTACGGCTCATGCCGATATACAGCGTCATACCGGACCTCCTGACGTATCGCCGCCGGACTTAACGCCGGTGTGACCGTGTTTATCCACCACGATCCCGTTGGAACTCATCGCGCCGCCGCCCTGGGTAACGCCACCATTGATCACCACCTCACTGTTAATGCGCGTGGTGTCTGCCTCCACCACAAACTCACCGGTTTTTAGGGTGATAGTGTCCGCCGCCTCGATCACCATGGATTTGATACCCCGGACATGCCACCGCCCGGTGGCGGGTTCATACTCAAACCAGCCCCCGTCCGGGTACTCCGTCACGCAGCCGTCCACGGAATCCGACGGCGGCGCAAACTGATTGGCGTAAATGGCAGGCAGCGCGAAAGCGGTTTCCAGGTTGCCGCCCATGCTCAACACCACCACCTGCTCATCCGGGGACGGACACCACCATGTACGGGCACCACCGGCACGCAGCGTCAGCCAGTTAATCCAGTTGGTTTCAAGCTCGCCCACTTTCACCCGGCACAGCCAGTTTTCCCGGTCCACTTCGGTCACGGTGCCGGTGCGGATCAGGTTGGTGATAAGGCGCATGATTTCGGTCAGTTGTGCATTCATAACGAAAGGTTGCCATCAGAGGGAAAAGGGCGGCAGCGCGGGCGCTTGTGCCACCGTTGGCACAAAGATCACCCCGCCAGCCAGCGCAGCAGGGTGTCACGGGTAACGTTTTCCACATCATCATTCACGCCCAGCAGGCGGCGCTCTGCGTAGCGGACCTCCGGGCCTTTGCGACTGACGCGATCGCGCAGGCCGTAATGGTGAACACGAGCAATGCGCTGCACCTTGCCATCAAACTGCACGCTGGCGGAGTCCGCACTGGCGGCGGTTTTCAGGTATGTTGTGGTGCGAAGCTTTGCAAACATCTGGCGTTTAATACGCCCCTTCTTGCTGCGGGCTGTCACCCGGCGCGGCTCATAGCCGCTGCCGTCAGGATTGCGCTGCAGCCTGATGTTCTGTTGCTGCGTCCGGCGCAGCTGTTGCGCCAGTTGCCGCATCATACGGCTGCGTGCGGCAGGCTCCAGATTTGCCAGCAGCGCCGTCAGCCAGTCATCCACCCTCTGCAGCTCATCCACGTTTCACCGTCCACATTTCTTCAGGTTCGTCCGGCTCCGGCACCGCTTCAACGCTCGACACGCTGCCGTCAGTGCTGACCAGCACGCGCTCAGTCAGTTGCAGGTTCAGGCTGATATCGCATACATCGCTGCGCAGAATATCGACTTCAAAGGTGAACAGTTTTTCGCGCAGATCCGGGTTGTTGATGGCGTCCGGCTGACTGGCGCTGAGCCACAGCAGCACGGGAGCCATCAGCAGATTCTGATCGCCGCTGAAATCCTCAATCACCACGTTCAGGGTGTAGCGGTATTCCCATGACATGGAGCTGGCCCCGGTTGCCACCAGTGAGCCGTTATCAACGAAAAGGTGCAGCTTGTCGGGGTTATCGCGGACATAAGCAACCGCTTTATTCAGGGCGCTGCGCAAGGACTGCGGTTTGTTCACTGTTTCGCTCCTGACACGTAATAATCGTGTCCACTTTGTCAGCACAGACCGCCCAGGCGGCCTCGGTTTCATCCAGCACAACATTCAGATCGCCATTACTGCGCGGCGCTGACCTTTCCAGGCGGCACTGCGTCACTCTGGGACAGCCACTCACGGTAAGCTGCACCTCCGGCAAGGGCCGGATGCTCCCGCAGCCGGATAATGTCAGCAGGCAAAGGAGTGTCAGCCCAGCAGCGTAAATACTCGTTTTCACGTTTCAGTTCCTCGATCCGGCGCTGGCGGCGTCTGAGCAGTGCGGTGGTCTGTTCCGCTGACGCATAAAGTCGCGTCTGCTCCCGGCTGTTGGTTTCGGTCAGAATGGACAGGCCGAACAGCTGGCCGTTTTTCTTCGTCAGTTCCTGCGTTTTGCTTTTCAGCGCCGCGCTCTGCGTTTCGATGGTGTGGCAGGCATTGTTAAGCCGCCACGACTGCCAGCCCAGCGCAGCAAGCGCCAGCATCAGCACTACCGCCAGCGCACGATTCATTCCCGCAGTGCCTTTAGCTCATCTTTGATGGCTAAGCCAATGGCAACGGTAGATACATAAACCAGCCCCGTGAGCTTCCATCCGGTGAACAACATGACAAAGGCAATAACGAGACGCTGATACCAGGTGAGAGGAGCCTTGTCCATTAACCCCCACGCCCTACCCAGCAGGCGACGCACACGTAATCGGTCACTTCCCGTCAGCGTGCAGGAGTACAACCCAGCAAAACAGACCAGTGAAAATGCGGCATACTCAAACCACATAATCAGCGCCAGCGGGAAAAGTGCATGAGATGCCGGAAAATTCACATCAACCATCACAAGAAACGCCAGAACCGAAAGCGGCAGCCAGTAACTTTTTAACCATTTCATTTCGCTATGCTCCTTTTAAGCACCAGGCCATTTCTCGCATGCGGCGGTTATCCAGCCCCTGATTAAACACACCTTTGACATACACCCAGCGCGGCAGCTGATGGCAGGCGTCCGCCCAGCGCCGCTGATTCAGCAACTTAACCAGCGTGGAGCTGCAGGCGTTGCCGATGTCCACGTTGAAAGCAAATGACACCACCGCGTCATAGACCTTTTGCGGCATCGGCTGCACCACACATTTATCCAGCGCCCGCTCCACGCGCAGCACGTTGGTGATAAGTCCCTGCGCCGCCTGCCGTTCCGTGATGGTTTTGCCCGGCACCACACCGGACGTATTGCCGATCCCGTCAGTCCACACGCCCGCGCTGCACTGATAAGGCTGCAGGCGGCATCCCTCGTAATCGGCAATCAGTTTCAGCCCTTCAACCGAGGTATGCAGCTGCTGAAAGCCCGGCAGCGTGGCGGCGATGGCCAGTACCACACCGACGGCGCAGCGTTTAACGGTTTGCAGATTCATACTCCTCCCGCGTGATGCGCCCGCTTGCCAGCAGCTGGTAGGTTTTGTGCTTGTAGTACCAGCTGATTAGCGCCATGCCGATGCCGATAATCAGCCCGGCCCACGTTGAAACGTCCTTAACCGATAAGTCGCCCAGCCAGGCCATAAACACGGCTATCGACCAGGTAATAAACGTGCTGATTCTTTCCCACATGATTCAGTCCCATAGCTGCACGGTCTGCGCCGTGGCTGCGGGCGCAACGTCCGGCAGCTCGACCTCTAAACCGTGGGGTAAGGTGGGGCCGTATTCCGCCAGCCCCGGATTGGCCTGTAACACCAGCTCAGACAGGCCCTGCGTGCGCCCGTAGTGACGCCAGCACAGTGCGTCCACCGTGTCATACTGCTGCGCACGCACTTTCATCAGATAAGCTCGACGGTTACGTGCGGCAGATCCTGCACGCGGCTGATGGCCCAGCGCGCATCGCGCCACAGATCGCCGCTGGCATCTTCCAGCACCTCACCGCGCTTTACGCCGGATGCGGTGGCGTCAAAGTCGCTGTAACGCTCGTTGAGTACCGCACGCGTCCAGCACCAGACGGCGTTTTCATAGTGGTGCAGACGCACGCTTTTCCCGGCCAGCTGCTCAGCCGGTACGTCACCCAGCCCGTTGTAACCGGCCACCTCCTGCCGTTCCCGCCACGTGTACAGCTCGGCGTTCACCTCTGACATGGCGGTCAGCACCACCTGCTTAAGCCGCTCCTGCGTCACGGTGCCGTCAACGCGCATCGCGCTGCGAAACTTAGCCAAATCCAGATCCGGCCAGAATGAATTGTTCGGGATAATGACCGGCGCAACCGGTGACTGCTCTGGCGCTGTAAACTGCATCCTTACTACTCCTGAATAGGTGGGCGGTGGACGGGGTTTTGATGCGGCGCTGCCTGTCGCCACCCCGTGCCGCCCCGCGCGTGGGCACGTTCGGTTATCAGCTGTCTTTGCGGAGTTTCCGCTCCAGCTGCTCAATGTCTTTTTTCACCCCGCATTTTTCGTCCAGTTGCAGGGCGTGCCTGAGGTGATTCAGCGCGGATAGCGGGTTGCTTTCGGTCTGCACCCAGCCGATGGATTTATGCAGTCGCGCACGCGACTGATCCGGCATGTCTTCCCCGTCCACTGCATCCAGCGTCTGCAGCAACAGGTCAGCGTCAAACGGGGTTCCGGCGAGAATGGCGGCCTTTGCCGCGTCAGCCATTTCCTCAGTAAGCACCGTCGCAGTGTTGCGCTTGCCGACCGGCATCACCCAGCCGTGCTTAATCGCATGGCGGCCAATGGTCAGCGCACCGGCATAATCACCGGCATCGATACGCCACAGCATGACGTACATGATCACGTCATCCTGCTGCGCCCCGTCGACGCTCAGCACGCCCTCAGCCCAGGCGGCATACTTCGGCAGCACCTCAATTTTCACCTGCGCTTTGGTGACGGTGGACTGAATGCCCTTGAGGCGGCGGCGGTCTTCGTTCAGCTGCAACAGCATCAGGTCATAGCCTTTCGCATGGCGACCATTGCCGCCCGTGCGGGCGGCCTCCTGTCCCTGAATGAAGCGCGTGTGTGCGCGGAATGGATTGGTCACGGGTTACGCTCCTGCGCTGCCGGTGCCGGTTTCAGCGCCAGTACCGGTGCCAGATTCAGCCTGCGCCTGCGCCGTGCCCGATTCGCTCATGGACTTAATAATGCTGACTACCATGCCAACGATTTCGGCCAGTTCTTCCTTACTTTTGCTTGTCGCCTCTTTTTCCGGCTCTGGCTCCTGCTCCAGCATTTCGATGTTTTCAATCAGACAGGTGCAGTCGTAATCTTCGACCACGTACGCCTCGTTGACCGACTCAAGGTTTTCAACGCGATCCCGTTTCGGGTTGTCGATGATGGAGCGGCGGCGCGTGTCGTCCTGAACATAAATTGACAGGTTATCGAGGCGCGTAATCAGCATTGCATCCGCCGGGAAGAACGGCGCACGTACCGCAGGCAGGCCACCGATGCGCTTCTGGCTGATAATCAAATCAGCGGCCAGCGCTTCGGTGTTGGGCTGGTCTTTGTTGACGATCGGGAAATACTTGTCGGCCAGCAGCTGGCGACCGCAGATCACAACCAGTTCGGTGTCATCCTGATACTGCACGGCGATTTTTTCCGTTACGGCACCCATTACCACGGCATCCAGATTGCGGAAAAGCCCCGTTTTACCAATGGTAATTTTATCGGCGATAACTTTTCCGTTGCTGTCGATATGCTGGCCGACCACCTGCGACGGTTTCTCCTGGCGGATTTTTTCCAGCCAGCCGATGTTCACGTCCTGCAGCAGCGGGTTCTGTGTGCGGTTAGAGGTTTTCTCACGCTTGAGGCCGTTAAAGCCGATCATGATGCGGTCAAGCGCCTGGCGTTTCACAATCATGTCGCGGATGCGTACCTGAAAGTCGGCAAACTTCGCCCACATGTCCAGCTTCGCGTAGGGCAGCGCCGTGTCAAAGTTGGTCTGCGTGCACTTATAACCTTCACCGTCAATGTAGGTCGGATCGGTTGGCTCGCGCTCTTTCTGCGTCGTGTCGGTTGTACCGGCAATCGTACTGCCGATCCCCAGCCCCAGGCGCTCGCCGCTCTGCTCGGCGACCGGCACGATGTTTATGCGCGTCAGAAAGTCTGATGACTCCTGAATTTTGGTTTCCAGCGTCTGCGCGACGGATGGCTCAACGGTAAATTTGCTGTTAAGCGCTGACAGGTTGATTTTGTTGATTTCCGCCAGTACCGACATGTAGGCGTTTAACTTAAAGCGGGTGTTGTTTTTCATCGTTTCGTGTTCTCTGTTCGTTAAGAGGATTGGCCGCGCCTGCATCAGCAGTCGGTGCGCACGTCCTGGCTGTTACTGTTGCCGTTACCGGGCGTGCGCGGGCGGTAGTCCTGGCGCCCGTCTTCACGGCTCAGCTGCTCCTGCAGCTGGCTGAAATCCGCCTGCAACTGCTCACGGGCTGCAGCTTCTGCGCTCAGCTGCACCTGCAGGCTGCTGGCCTGCTCGCTCAGGGCAGTTTCAATGCGCTGGCTGAATGCCTGCTGCTCGGTGGCGACCAGCTCGACGGCCCTGTGAACGTCGCTGAATCGGGCGTCATCAGACTTCTGTTTGTTGCTGAAAAGCGCGGATACGCGGCTGAAAAGAGACGGTTTTTCGTCGGCCACGTCCTCAAACTCGATCACGGTTTCGGTGGCAGCGGTAAACAGGTTGTCAGGATGCTGCTTGCGGTTTGCCAGCGGGTTAGCGCCCGCGCTGGCGCTGAACTGCAGCATTTCGGTGCCGAGGCTGGCCGGATCGTCGGTCACGGCGAGGCCAATCAGATACGCCTCGCCGGTGTCGGCAAACTCCGGGCGAATCTCCATTGAGGTGAAAAGCTTCTGCATGTTGCCGGTCATCGTGACCAGCTCATCCGTCGAGTTAATCACCGCGTACAGGCCCAGCTTGCCTTTCAGCAGGCCGTCACTGATTTCCTCGGTGTCCAGCGCGTCGACCACACCGAAACGGCGAAACGCGCTGTCAGGCGTGTACCCCTTGATGTGTTCCATGTTGATCACGGCGGTGTAGACAGCCGGATCGTAATTGGCCGCCATCTGCTCCAGCCAGCTGCGTTCGATGGTGCGCCCGTCCGTGGTGGCACCTTCCACCCCGATGCGGAAACGCTTTGCTTTCTTTGCCATTGTCCAGGCTCCGGTCAGTAAAACTCTGTGAAGCTCTATGGTTGCGGCGGCAGGGGTAACGAAACAATGCGCGGACGTTGTGCGGGAAACCACACAATGAGGGATGGCGGAAAAGGAAGCGGCGGGGCCGTATTTTGGCTGCATGAACATGACACCCGCCCCCGACGACCTCGATCCCCGCAGGCAGGCTTTACTGCTGTACTTTCAGGGATACCGCATCGCCCGCATTGCTGAAATGCTGGGAGAGAAACCCGCAACCGTTCACAGCTGGAAAAAGCGCGATAAGTGGGGCGACTATGGCCCGCTGGATCAGATGCAGCTGACCACCGCCGCACGCTACTGCCAGCTCATCATGAAGGAGCAGAAGGAAGGGAAAGACTTCAAGGAAATTGACCTGCTGGCCCGGCAGTCCGAACGTCACGCCCGGATCGGTAAGTTCAGCAACGGCGGCAATGAAGCGGATCTGAACCCGAACGTGGAAAACCGCAACAAAGGCCAGCGTAAGCCCCCGGAAAAAAACCTGTTCAGCGACGAACAGATTGAGAAGCTGCAGGAGGTTTTCCACGGTTCGATGTTCGGCTATCAGCGCCAGTGGTGGGAAGCCGGAAATAAGTATGCTGTACGCAATCTGCTGAAGTCGCGCCAGATCGGCGCGACCTTCTTTTTTGCCCGCGAGGCGCTGATCGATGCGCTGACCACCGGGCGCAACCAGATTTTCTTAAGCGCCAGCAAGGCGCAGGCGCACGTATTCAAACAATACATTATTGAGTTTGCCCGGGAGGTGGACGTAGACCTGAAGGGCGACCCGATGACGCTCAGTAACGGCGCGTGCCTGTACTTCTTAGGCACCAACGCCCGCACTGCGCAGAGCTACCACGGCAATCTGTACCTGGATGAATATTTCTGGATCCCGAAGTTTCAGGAACTGCAGAAAGTGGCGTCCGGCATGGCGCTGCACAAGAAGTGGCGCGAAACCTACTTTTCCACGCCGTCCAGCCTCACGCACAGCGCCTATCCGTTCTGGTCCGGTTCGCAGTTCAACAAGGGCCGGGCCAAAGCGGACCGAGTTGATATCGATCTGAGCCATCAGTCTCTGGCCGCCGGTCGCCTCTGTGAAGACGGCCAGTTTCGCCAGATCGTCACGGTTGAAGATGCGGTGCGCGGCGGCTGTGATTTGTTTGACCTGGAGCAGCTGCGCACGCGCTACAGCCCGGAGGACTATCAGAACCTGCTGATGTGCGTGTTCATGGACGATCTGGCTTCGGTGTTCCAGCTGGCCATGCTACAGAAGTGCATGGTGGACAGCTGGGAAGTCTGGACCGACTTTGAGGCGCTTGCGCTGCGCCCGTTTGGCTGGAAAGAAGTCTGGATCGGCTATGACCCGGCGAAGGGAACGCAGAACGGCGACAGCGCCGGGTGCGTGGTCATGGCACCGCCTGCCGTGCCGGGCGGTAAGTTCCGCATCCTTGAGCGCCATCAGTGGCGCGGAATGGACTTCCGGGCACAGGCTGACGCCATCAGGACGCTGACGCAGCAGTATAACGTCACCTATATCGGCATCGACTCCACCGGCGTCGGGCTGGGTGTGTACGAGAACGTCAAAGCCTTCTTCCCGCAGGTGAAAGAATTTGTCTATAACCCGAACGTGAAAAACGCTCTGGTGCTGAAGGCTTACGACACCATCGCCAGCGGGCGGCTGGAGTTTGACGCCAGCCACCTCGACATCGCGCAGTCATTCATGTCTATCCGCAAGGCCACCACGGCCAGCGGCAACCGTCCGACCTATGAAACCAGCCGCAGCGAAGAAGTCAGCCACGGCGATTTAGCCTGGGCGACCATGCACGCGCTGGCAAACGAGCCGCTGCAGGGACAGGCGGCACACACGCAGAACATTGTGGAGATTTACTGATGAGCAAACGCAGGAACCGCACCCGCACGCAGCCCATGCCGCAGCCGGATAACATGACCAGCGGGGCAGCGTCGGAGGCGTTTACCTTTGGCGACCCGATCCCGGTGCTGGACCGCCGCGAACTGCTGGACTACGTGGAGTGCGTTATCAATGATCGCTGGTATGAACCACCCGTGAGCGTTGACGGGCTGGCGCGCACGTTCCGTGCCGCCGTTCACCACAGCTCCCCTATCAGCGTAAAGTGCAACATTCTGGCAAGTACCTTTATCCCTCACCGCCTGCTGAGTCAGCAGGCGTTCAGCCGTTTTGCGCTGGATTACCTGATTTTCGGTAATGCCTACCTGGAGAAGCGGACCAGCCGCCTCGGTAACGCGCTGAAGCTGGAGCCTTCGCTGGCAAAGTTCACCCGCCGTGGCCTAGACCTGGATACATACTGGTATGCGCACTATGGCATCAGCACGGAGCCTTATGAGTTCGAGAAGGGTAGCGTGTTTCATCTGATGGAGCCGGATATCAATCAGGAGATTTACGGCCTGCCGGGCTATCTGTCGGCTATCCCGTCGGCGCTGCTGAACGAGTCCGCCACCCTGTTCCGCCGCAAGTATTACCTTAACGGCAGTCATGCGGGGTTCATCATGTACATGACCGACCCGGCGCAGAGTCAGCAGGACGTGGACAACATCCGCAGCGCCATGAAAAGTGCGAAGGGCCCTGGCAACTTCCGCAACCTGTTTATGTACAGCCCCAACGGGAAAAAGGACGGCATCCAGATCATCCCGCTGTCAGAGGTGGCGGCAAAGGATGAGTTTCTGAACATCAAAAACGTGAGCCGCGACGACATGCTGGCGGTACATCGCGTGCCGCCTCAGCTGATGGGCATTATCCCGAATAATACCGGCGGGTTTGGTGATATTGAGAAAGCTAGCAAGGTGTTTGTGCGTAATGAACTTATACCGCTGCAGAGACGCTTTGAAGAACTGAATAGCTGGCTGGGTGAGGATGTTATCCGGTTTGCGCCGTATGTACTGGATATCGAATAACAGAAACAAAAAAGCCCGGCTTAGCCGGGCTTCATGCAAAACGCAGTATGGAGTTAAGCAGCTTTCTGCTTTTCTTTGAGCTTGCCATGCAGCTCATTTCCTTCAAACTTGCCTTCCTGCATCATATGGGGGGCCGCCTGAAGTAATTCTTCCATTGCGACGCCCATACGGGTGAAAACGTCAGTTACTGCGTAGTGCTTCTGAGTTTTCTTGTCACTATGCGTCATAGTCATGATTTCCTCTTAGAGGCCAAGCCTCATCATCCGGTGGTAGATGTCAGGCGCAGCATTCTATCACTGCGCAAAAATTTATCTACTTTTTCTTGGAAGTAGTGTATCGCCGTACTACGTCACTAATTGTAGCAAATGGTGCCGAAAGCAGGTTTAAATCACCCTCGAAACCAAATTTTTTGTAGTGGCAAGCCACTTTATGATTAAGGGCTTCGGGGATTCGGATCTCGGTACAACCTACGGCAGAACCGAACAGGTATACACCCCAAAGCGTAATCATAAACATGTTCCCGTAAAGCGGATGTGATACATCGTCTTGCTTCACAAACGACTCGACAAAGTGAATCTCGATGACACCGCTTTCTTCATCAAAGGTACACAATGCTGCGCCAGAAGGTATATGTCTTAACGGGCCAGCCAGCAGTTTCAGACAAAACTCAAACTTATCGTCCCGGTTCCCGTAACTTGAGAATCCATTATCCCATTCTAGTTGAGAGTAACCGGAAGTCAGAATTGCATAATCTTCATCGTTAATCGGGCCAACGGCTAACGGCAACTTCATGTTGTCTAACAGCATCTGAAGGTTACTAATGCTTAGACTGGCAATCTGCTCTAAGTTCAATTCTCTGTCCTTACTAACGGCATCAATGGCGGAATACTTTAATGTCATTTTCGGACAAAGACTATAAAAATGGGACTTTAGCAGGCACATTTCAAGGTGCGCTACCTATTGCTGCAACTTGTGACAGAACACAAAATCTACAACTAACACCGAAACAAAAACAATTGTTTTTGAACAACCCCAAACAACCACCGCACAATTTGCGCTTAGCTTTTGCACCTCATCAGAGCGCCTGTACAGCATCCTGCGGGGCGGTCTTTTGCTTGCCCCCCTGAACCTGCCTCATCAACACCGATGCGCCAGCGGCCCGGAAATTGTGCCGCGTTTTGACCGTCTAACCCTATCAGCGCGCGCTCGTACCCCCGCCACGCCTGCCCGCTTCATGTAGTGTTTTTCATGCACCTGCATAAGATACGAAAAAGCCCGCTAATACTGGCGGGCCAAAGCATAAGAGATCCATTTGGGATCATGCGAATTCATGCAACAACTGTATGCATTGAATCAGCCTGTGGTATCTCGACCACCACTAAGTTTGATCGCACGCCCATCACGTAAATTAATTAGGTTTTCTGGTTCTGAAACGAACCATGCATAGGACCCCCACGCAAGCTCTGTAATTGCCTTCTTAAAAGGCGATGCGCCACGATCCATGAAGGCGGTTAGGAATGCGAGGTTTTTGTTACTAAATCCGGCATCGGCAGCAATTCTAGTTAATGTAGCTTTTCTTTCACGATTAACTGGGCCATCTGTTGCGACTACTTCAGTGAATATGAAAAGCATATCGGAACCTGATTTATCTTCACCAAGATCAACAAGAATAATATCAGGCAGGGCTTTAGATGCATCTATCTTCAAACCCAAGGAACTCGCTAGCTCTTCGTCACGAGTAACCACTTTATTACCTGATTCTGAGAGCCATAAAACAGCCGGAGCTTTAAGAAATTTTGGTGCAAAAACCTCAATCACTTCCTTAGCTATTACACTGGATGGTCCAGGCGCGAGCGTTCTTTTTTCTCCGCCAGGAAATGTCACAGTCAAGCTCTCATCCGAATTGGAAATACTTGATTTTATGAGACGTATTCTAGCGAGTGCCGCTTTATTAAGATGAGTATCCTGCCAATCTTGAATCTTAATGGCTAACTCTTCAGTGGTCAGTTCTGGGTTGAATAGTTCAGCAAAAGAAGCATTGAGACAATATCGTGGCTTTGAAGATGTCGTTGGAATTCCCTTCCTTTCAAGAACAGCATGGCAAGGTATTAATCCCCCTCTCAATGTTTCATCCCTGACAGGCTCTCGGGAGTTTGCAGCATACCAAGCATCAATTGGTCTGGTACTTTTTTTGGAAAGAGTATCGTTGAGCCAAGAAGTACGTTCATCAGATGATTGCTTAGCAGACTGCTCATTACCCATATCCGTCACTTGGCTGGGTCTAATCCATCTTTCATTGCCGTCTATAGCCCCTGCATATAACATGACAAAAATAGTTTTAGCCGCCATTTCTCTAATGACATAATTCCTGTTCTCAGTTCCTTCAGGAAAAATATCAACAAGCCTTTTGTGTATCTCTGTTATTTGCGGTAAATCGGGCATCATCATGACACAGAAACTCCATAAATTTTAGCAATAACCCCCTCCAATTGAGAGGAGCTAATTCCAGATTCTATACAATCTTGCAGTTCAGCTAACTTGGTTAAGTCAGGAAATGGAATAGCATTTAATTCATACGCTGAAACAGCCACACTCCCGCTAATGCAGCGAAATATTCTGTCAACAGTCACCGAATTTAGTATTTTTTCAATGACGCCAGCACGGATGCCTGAAAATAAATCTTCAGCACTAATGACATTAACGTGATTTTCAACGACAACCCCTCCAAACTCATCTATGAAATCTTGAGAGATTATTGCTGCCATAATTCTCTTTTCCTGCTCTTTAGAGGTGGTTCTTTGGACTAACAAGCACTCGTTTCTAGTTACGAGAAATTCTTGTTTTTTCATAACTTCGATAAATGGCACATGATTCTTTCTAGTTGCACTAAATTTGAACCCCTCGCGCGTAATAGATTCCGCCCAAATCAAAGGGTAGTAACCTTTCTTCCTAAACTGTCTTAATTGTGGTTTAAATCTATTCCAAACAAGTTGACCGGTCGAAACTTTATAACCCACATCAGAGAGGCGCATAGTTAGCTTCTTAATTTTATTTATAAATGCGACATCTGTTTTTTTTCTAGGTAACAACCAAATTTTACCGCCACTCTCGACATCAACCCTACCTAAACTCTCTGTTTTAGCTTTGTTAAGCCCTTTAGGGATTAAAGATGAAACAGAAACTTTTGTGTCATGCTGTCCTGACCTGAATGTTGCCAACATGGTTTCCTGTAATACATCGTCAAAGACACCATCTCTGTCGGAAATAAAATCAAAAAAGAATGGTGTAGTATATTGCGTTAACAAATTTCTAAGCGAGGTAGAATATTGACCTCCCAGAAAAGAAGTAGGTGTCAAAAATGCGATTACGCCTGTATTCGGTTTTATTAAACGGACGGCAAGGTCAGTGAAAAGCCCATACAAGTTTGCATGACCAAAAAGCGAACGAGAAAATTTCGCACGTAGTTCAGGACTCAGAGACACTCTTCCATAGGGAGGATTGCCCATCACAAGGTCAAACTCTCCTAAATCTTCCTGGATGAGTGCATCTCCTACAATAATTACTGAGTCCGGAATACGACGTTTTGCGCTTACGCAAAGAGGCATGATTGCTGCTTCAAGAAGAACCAAACTCATCCATGCGGCAAAGGGGTCGATCTCAATACCTTTAAGACGCTTAACCAGTCTTCTAAAAATCCACTCGGGTGAAGATCCTTTCTCATTCTTCAGCATTATTAAGGCTACTGGAGCAAGAAATGCTCCACCGCCACATGCCGGATCAATGACTGAAGCTTTTGAAAAATCCACTCCACTTTTTTCAGCCATATCAAGTAAACGTTCGACAAGTGGAGGCGGTGTGTAATACGCCCCTTTTTCTGAACGGTAGGTATCAGGCAACATAACAGTATAAATTGAACCGATCAAAAACCCGGCATCTTCCACCGGAAATAAGGCAATCAGCTCTCCGGTTTTCTCTGCCAGTTGCCCTGCATCCACAGCTACATCATCAATAAGCACCGAAGACGCAACAGGCTTTATGGCGATCGAGGCCCTGTGCTTTTCAGCAACCGATGACCAGTAAGCCCTCAATACTCTTACACAGTAGGAACGAGCCTGTACCAGCCTTGTTTCATCATTTTCAAAGTCAGTCGCATAACCTTTAGACATGGCTTTACACGTTTGATATCGCCGCAAAAGGCTTAGCTCTACATTATCAATAAATTCAAGTGGTTGTGCGTACATGCTCATTCCTAGTATCAGGTTGCCTACTTTCAGCTTACCTGCAAATTTTATCAGCGTAAGGATAACAGGCTTGACGATGATAAGTGAACACGTAAAGTCTGTCACAACGAGTGGGTGTTTCCTTTCATTAGTGCAGCCAGCTATCGTCTTCCCAAACTTGTTGCATAATTTCCATCACTCGCTCTTTGTCATCATCAAGTTTTAACCCGCTTAGCTCAACACCATTAGCGCTGCCCTTTCGAATACGGATGGCTGTTTTGGGATAGAGAGGGCGCAAATTTCGGTAAAGCTCTGACTCAAGGGCGTCCAGTATTACCTGACTAATCTTCTGCTCTTTATCGATCACTATTTCAATGCGCATACAGATTCACCTTAATTGGTTACGTCCATAGACCGACCATGTTTATAACTTCTGATTTTCGCCACCAGCTCGTCAGTTAACTCAGAAACCCACTGGATTGCCAGCCGCTTTTCTTCGTTGCTGCACTCACTAGCTGCAACAAGCTTGATAAAAAAATCGATGCGCTGGAGTTTCAACGACTCAAAAAGATAATCCTGCATTTTTCCCTCCTATCACGACTAAAATCAATAATAACTGTATATATATCCACTGCTTATGCATACAGTATATTAGGAATTTTCAAATGTAAACCGTTTTTTATCTGATAGTTAAATGGTTTCGATGCGGCTCTTATAACAGCAATAATGGCTGTAAACTGAAGTTTCAGTACCACAACCGCCATTTGTCATCTTCTTGCAGTCGTTGATTTCGGTAAAAAAGACGCAGCCCGGCTCCAGATGGAATACTGCCACCGCGCAGAAGTAGGTCGATCTCTGTTTCGCTACCGTCAAACCCCCTGGTTCTCAGTTCAGCTTCGAGCTGCCACCGCAGGAGATCTGTAATTTCCTGTTTGTACCCTTTCCGGCACTTGGGTATGACCCGTTTTAATCTGGCATTCAACTCGTGCCGTTCCTTCTTGCCCATATTCTGGAAGTCTGGCAACTGTTCAGGCTCACCGGAATTAGGTAACTCCCTCCATGATTGGCTCATTTTTTCAACAGAGGGACAGTTATTGCCACGAGTCCAAGGGGCGCTAGCGCCCTTGTCGGCTGTCGCCTCCTGAAGGTCAACGGCCTTGCGAACCTTTTTCCACTTCACCGCATGTGTGCAAATCTTGCCCTCTGCAATCGGGGACCAGATGCCATAGATACGGATACCGTGATCGCCGTAGGCGCTCTGCTCGTCGTTTAGCTCATAGGCCGTGCGGACAAGGTGATGTTTGCGGGGGACCAGTACACCGCCCTGCTTCATGATGTAGGTGGCAAAGCAGCCTGCATCAGCAGCCGCCAGAACCGCATCCAGGCGCGGGTTATCCAGTACCGGCGCGCCCGCTTTGCGTTCGCCCTGCACTCTCGCCGCCTGACCAGCCAGCAAGCGCAACTCGCGGTATGCCTGACGCCCCGGAATACCAAAGAAACGAAACTGCTGGACACGATGAAGTGACGCCCAGGCACTGACATGCTCGGCACTATCACGCAGTGATCTGCCAGTTTCTTTGCTGATTTCTTTAGCCAGCCCGCGCCCGTCGATGTTCTTACTGATGTATTTGGCGATGTAGCTTGTCGGCGTGCCCTTACGCGGGTTGATTAGCTCGGACTTGAAGCGCGGCCCGGTATTGGTGCCCAGCTCCTCGCGGTCTTCACGGATAGTAAACTTGCGCAGCAATGCAGTGATGGAACGACGGTCTTTTTTGCGCATAAAGCACAGAAGATGCCAGTGAACAGTGCCGTCATGGTGCGGCTCTGCAACGCGGACGCCGTACCAGCGCAGCCCGGCCTTGTGCATGGCCTTGCGGAAAGCGGCGAACGTATCAACCAGATAGTCACTGCTCTGCCGGACGGTAGCGCTGGTCCACTTCGGATTAGGTCTGCCGTTGTTGAGGGTTGCGTGGAAGCGTGACGGGCAGGTGATGGTATAGAACACCGCGCAGTCTCCGCGCATTTCCGCTATCAGCTCCAGCCCCTTAACACAGGCCATCATTTCATTACGGCGGTGTGCCGGGTTGCTGTTGCTGGCGTTCACCACGTCTTCCATGTCCAGCGTGTCACCGTCTTCGTTGACCAGCTCATGAGTGCGGAAGAACTCCAACGATTTGCGGCGCTGCTCGCGTTTGTGGATCACGGCTTCATAGCTGACATACGGGGACGCTTTTTTGTTGACCAGGCAGACGGCACGCAACTGTTCCTCCCGCCACTCGCAGCGCATCTGCCACAATTTGCGATACCACCAGTCCGCGCACAGCATACGCGCCAGCGATGGTGGGATCAGTTCATAAGGCACCGGCTTGCGGCGGTGCTTTTTGCGGCATAGCTTCTCAAACGCTGGCGGGAAGACCTCAAGCCGCATGGCTTCTGCAGCAACCCTTTCCCATGCCTGGCGGATTTCTTCTGGTTTTACATTATCGCAGACAAACAGATCACCGCAGGCCGCATCGAGACACATGCTCATATGTGCCGCAACCAGCGTGGAAAGGCGCTTGACCTGATCCTGATTCATTTCAGGCAGAACCAGCAGCCCCTCCAGCCCATTGTGACTCGCCATAAACCGGAATGAGGCAGACACCTGACTATCACGCACGCGATCCAGACGCTCAAGGCACGGCCTGATTGTTTCACGCAGATAGCGTGAATAGGCTTTCGGCCTGCCCAGACTGTGGAAGTATTTAATACGCTCCATCAGAGGTTTGCTGATGTGAGACGGCATGGCCCTTACATCAGCCAGTATGATCAAATCGGGATTAATGCGCTGCTGCTCACGCGCCATTTTGGCTCGGCCTGTTAGCCGATCTTGCTCCATTTCACACTGGATAGGATCACGGGATTCATTGAAGAAATAGCGTTTCCAGACTTCTTCACTCAGCGCCTCACGACGCAGTTGTTCCAGAGCTTTATCCGCAGCGTAGAGAGCGATCAATTTTGAAAGCGCGGACTCCGGCGCAGCCTCCGCCGAGTCCAGATAGGGGTTAACCGCTTTTTTTGGCAAATTCCATGAGTAAAGTCCGGTATCATTCTCAAGACCACCGGGAGTTTCAGTTACAAACGAAGCGGCGAGGTGGCCTGTACTGATTTCCGTCACTCGCAGACTCCCGCATAAACACTGCTGCACACCGCCTTATCATTCATGCCTGCCAGCAGATCGAATTGCACCCCCCCGCGAGTGGTTAAAGCCCAGTCGCGATAAGTTTCAATGCCGTGTGATTCAACAGTGATGCATTCGATGCGGCGTTCTGCCTTTTTCGGATCTTGGGTGGCGGGGAAGAAGGTACTGTTTTGACGGCGAGAGCAAGCGGCAACCAATTTTTCCCATCGGGCTACGCGGGCTATCTCTTCAGGCCAACGGGTAAATATCTCTGCAAGTTCAGACTTACGGGCGTGAATACAAGGCATGCAACCAACGCGGCTACAGCCTTGCAAATAGAGTGGATTTGGCTTAATTCCATGATGCTTGGCAATGGCAAAAACATCGGCATGTTTCCAATCTAGGATTGGACGGTAAACATTTAAACCTGGCATGTTATCTGCGTCAGTTTCCCAAACTGGCAGACCTGCGCGCTGTGGGGATTCTTCTGCCCGAACCCCTTGCCAACTGATAACTTCGTCATATTCATCAAGCAGCGGCATAACTATTTGATCGCGGATCGGGATATGCTTCAACTCAAACGTGCAGAACCGTGCCTTAGTTGATGGAAACCTGCCTTTCCACATGCACAAATCAAGGAATGGAACCCCAGTTGGTTGGAGCGTTTCTAACGCAAAGGCTATGGATTTTTCAGCCTGTAATTCGGTTAATCCACATTCGGTGATTAATGATATAGGCCAATGTTCAGCGATAAATCGGCGCTTACCTTCAATGCATGCGGTAAAGTCAGCTTTTACGCGGCAGATTGGCCCCAGCTTGCTCTCCAGATAATCTAAATACTCCATCGTCTGGGGGTGTTCATGACCCGTATCAGCGAAGACAGAAATATGCGGAACATTGTTTTCAATGGCTCTAAGCCACTGCGCAAGGCTATCCTTGCCGCCTGAAATACTGATGATGTTTATGGTGCTGGCGTCGAAGCAGCGCGGATCGATAGCATTCATACGCACACCTCAACAGTGCAGTCTGAACCCTTGGCAAAATCAACCCCGAACCAGCCCGCTGATTTCGTGGCGATGATTTCCGCAGCAGACTTGCCATCACCAGCAGCCACGCCCATGCTGCGCTTTGCAATAATGCGGTGTCGGGTAAAATTGCGATAAAGAGAATGGGTCAGAGAGGTGTCGCTGTTTGATACAACAACCGGATACCCTTCAGATGAGCGGCGCTCAAGAATAGACGCCAGATGATACTGATCGTCCTCAGTGAATCCGGCGGTATGATAATCGCTAAACGTACCGTTGTATGGCGGATCGCAGTAAACCACATCACCCGAACGCAGCATTGCCAGCGTTTCGTCATAGTTGGCACAAATAAAAGTTGCGCGAATCGCTTTCTCAGCAAAAGCAAGGATCTCTGCGTGGGGGAAATAAGGATTTTTATAATTGCCAAACGGGACATTAAATTTCCCACGTTTGTTATATCGACATAGACCACGATAGCAATGGCGATTTAAATACAGGAATAGAGCTGCACGGATAAGTGCGGTCAATGTTGAATCGGTATTGAATTGCATACGGTTGTGGTGATAGCTTTCAGCATTATTATCCTCACTAAAAAATACCCATGCACAATCAATTAAATCATCAGCACCCTGCGCAGCCATTTGATATAGGTTAATCAAATCTGCGTTAATATCCGCGACAAGATAATGAGGATAGTCTGTCGCCATCATCACGGCGCAGGAACCCGCGAAAGGTTCAACCAGTCGCGGGCCAGCAGGAAGGTGCTTAATCAGTTCAGGCATGATGGCGGTTTTATTTCCCGCCCATTTCAGGATGGTGCTCATTTCGCACCTCCCTTCAAAAAATTGTCGTATGTCTCTCTACTGATCCAGAGAATAATCCCGACGGTATTCTTTGCCTCAATAGCGTCCACGAAATTTACAGCTTTTGTTCCGAAAGTAATTTCGGTTGTACCTTCATTTAGTTTATCTTTAGCAACGATTACTGATGAAGAAAGTAACTGATAGCGGACACCATCTTTACTTAGCATTTTGGTTAATTGGACAGCGACATTGCTCATATAGCACCCCCGTTATAATGTTTTCCTTTCAGCTCTAAGATTTCCTGACAGGTGACGCAGCACTGCACGCCTGGAATGGCACGGCGGCGATCTGGCGGAATTGGCGCATCGCAATCAATGCAGAGAACACAAGAAACGCCCGGTTTTCTATTGCGTGCAGAGTGGATGTTGCACTGGCATTCCTCTTCAACACGCTGCTGTACGAGATCCATTGAGTCAGCCATTAGTGCCAGTCTCCCCGTGATTCAGCTTCATAACGCACCACTTCACGACGCAGCAGTTCCGCTGCCTCTACTCCGTTCATGCCCTCTTGCAGAATATGGTGCGCCAATGTCTCCATTCGAATAGAAACGGCAAAGGCACAGCTTTTCCGTTCATCCAGACGGGCCTCGTTAAATAGCTGGCACAGGCCAGCATCATCTGGTCTGGTTTTAGGGGGGCATGTTTCGATATTTTGCATCGTTGTTTCTCCTGAATTTAGGCAATAAGAAGCCCGGCGGGTTTACGCCATTAATTTCGGATGTGTGTTAATACGGCATAGTTAGCCGTTTGGGAAATAAGCTTACCACTGCACGAAAATGATTCATTGCTTTAACCAGTTCCCGCTTTTCGTCAGTAGTCAGATCACTAATATTGACGCCATGACGTTCTACCGGAATTTTTGCCATGAAAAATAGGGCTGCCAATACCCGCTCATTCTGTTTATTATTTACGTCGCGTGGATCGCGCAGATCTTTAATAAACCTTTCCAGCTCCGGCTCAATATTCAGACCAAACACTTTAGCCCTTAATTCCGCAATATGATTCAGTCCGTCCAGGCGTTCACCGGGGCTTAATGGAACAGTCGCCGCAGCACCATCAATAGCCATGATTTCCCCTGTTTGGGAGTAGACTGGTGAGCCAGAAGTGCATCCTGAGAGTGGCAAGGGTGCCAGCGCTTGCCATCCTTTCCCATGATCCAGCCGTGACCGTAGTGCATTGCCGGGCTTTGCTTAACGAGAAACGATGCAAATGATGGTTCTTTATTCAGCATAACCACCTCAGATCAGACCGAACGAAGCGCCAAGACCCGTTACAGTATCAACCGCACTTGCCATGGCCGGATTAACCTGCAAACGTGCCTGCATAGAAACAGCAGCCAGTGCCATAAGGCGCATAACAGAGTTAATGCTACTGATAACATCACGACGGCCAGAGGAAGTTTTAACATCACCAGATACAGCACCGGCGGCGACGCGTCCGATTTCAGCGGTAGCGCTCATGACATAGTGCGGTAGCTTCTCGTCTGCCACTTCGTTCATCGGTACGCATGGCAGGCAGTGAATCTGAGCCAGAAAACCGTCAACCAGCGTGGAGTCCTCAGTTAGATCGGTAAGCATCCAGATTTCCGGCGGTGTAAGCTGATGCGGTTGCTCCGGGTTCAGCTTGTTACGCAGCGTCTGGACGTTCATTCCCGCATGTGCTGCAAGCTTCGCCATGTTGTGACGCAGTGCGAAAGCCCGGCAGGCTTCCTCAAAATGTGAGTGTTTGGAAATCTTGTAATCAAACATGCTAGCCCCTGTAACAGCTCTCATAATGGAACCTACTAACCAACCACAACGTTGTAATTGAAAGCTGACTGGTCCAAGTTCTTACGCGCTTGTTCCTTTTTATATTTGAGGTAAAGGATGGATACACGTCCTTTGTTTTTCTCTTTTTTTTCAATGTAGTTAGCCATTTTTCCGTTATGAATCATCTGATAGACCGAGCCACGGGAGTACCCCTCCCATTCAGCAAATTCAGCTGGCGTCGCTATCACTTTTGGTACACGAATTGAAATCTCTGTGCTCATAGTGCAGTATCTCTTAGTTTTAGTGCGTTTTATGTTGTTTAACCCCAACTTCTAAACTCTCACATTAGAAGTTGAACATAAAAATACGATCCCGAAATTGGATTGTCAAATAGGGAGTTCAACTTGAAGATTGACACAGGTGCAAATACGGGAGGTAAGGCTGCCATCAAAAGACTGATGGAAGTCTATGGATTCAACACTCAAATAGCATTAGTTGACCACCTCGAAGCATCAAAAAGTACTATGGCAAACAGGCTGTTACGTGACAGTTTCCCCGCAGACTGGGTTATACAGTGCGCTCTTGAAACTGGCGCTTCCCTGCTTTGGTTAACAACAGGGCAAGGGGATATGTATCCTCAAAATGAAGATAAAAATAATTCCAATAACGAGAGATTGCCTACACTTCGACCTCTGTCAAAGATCGTTGTCCCGTCAGTGAAACAAGCAACCATCGAAAATGGCAGGCTGAATGAGCAGGAGGATGTTTTTCTTGATCGGAGTCTGATCCCTGGTGAAGCCGAGAATTGCCTATATGTCAAAGCTGCCGATGGCAATTACGTCGTGGATACATCAACAAAACAGTTGAGCAATGGCGTCTGGCTTATTGATATAGATGGCATGAAAAACATCGTTAAAATTGCACGTATTCCAGGTAACAAAATAATAGTTAACCAAGATGAAACCTCATTTGAATGCTCTCTCGACGATGTGGAAATTGTTGGCCGCGCGGTCAAAATGATTAAGAGCATCTGAAAATGACTATCAGAAAGCAGCCGAACGGGAAGTGGTTGTGCGAGTGCTACCCAAACGGGCGGGACGGCAAGCGCGTGCGTAAGCAGTTCGCCACAAAGGGAGAGGCCATAGCTTTCGAGAACTTCACTATGGATGAAGTGAATAAAAAACCGTGGCTTGGGGAGAAGGAAGATCGGCGGCGTCTGTCAGAGGTCATTGAGCAATGGCACTCTCTCTACGGGCAAACGCTTGCTGACCCTAAGCGATTAATGGCTAAACTTCAGATCATATGCGATGCACTGGGCAATCCTGTTGCTTCAGAATTAACGTCCGGTGACTTCACCAAATACCGCGAAGCCCGCCTGAAAGGCGAAGTTAAAAATGACGCTGGCGGTCTGTTCCCTCCGGTCAAACCCAGGACCGTTAATCTGGAACAAAGCAACCTTTCAGCAGTGTTTGGCACCTTAAAAAAAATGGGGCACTGGCCTGCACCAAATCCCCTCGCCGGATTACCGCGCTTTCGAATTGCTGAAGGTGAACTGGCCTTTCTGGCCCCCCTTGAGATTAAACGCCTGCTGGATGCCTGCGCGGATTCTCTAAGCCCCAATCTTTTACTGATATCAAAAATATGCCTGGCTACCGGTGCCCGCTGGAGTGAGGCGGAAAATCTGCACGGGCATCAGATCACAAAGTACCGAATCACATACACCAAGACCAAGGGTAAGAAAAACCGCACGGTGCCGATTTCGGAAGAACTGTATGATGAAATCCCCAAAAAAAGAGGGAAGTTATTCTCCCCCTGCAGAAAAGCCTTTGAGCGGGCGGTCAAGCGAGCCGGTATAGATTTGCCAGAGGGGCAATGTACTCACGTTCTGCGCCATACCTTTGCCAGCTGTTTTATGATGAACGGTGGAAATATACTGGTTTTGAGAGACATCTTAGGTCATGCCGACATTAAAATGACCATGATTTATGCTCACTTTGCCCCCGATCACTTAGAAGATGCGGTCACCAAAAATCCCCTTCACAACCTTAACTGGAAGCGCTAATTTATGGCGGCAAGTTGGCGGCAGACAATTAAAATC